GGCCAATGATGAGATCGCCTGCTGCCATTTCTGGCTCCTTTCAGTGCTGAGATGACCGGCCGCGGGGCCGGCAGTTGCCGGAAACAACAAGGCCCGCACGCGGCGGGCCTTGGACGTGACGGGTGGCTTGGGGACTCAGGCCCACCACTCCACCGTGAGCTGCTCGCCGTCGAGCCCAACCTCGGAATCAAACGCCGTGGTGCGGTCGGTGACCGCCACCCCGCGAGCGACAGGCGCCGTCGCCAGCGCCGCGGCCACCTGATCCGCCACCTGAGTGGCTTGCGTTGCGGTGCGCGCCCAGCACTGAACCGACAGCGTCGCCGCATCGGCGATCACCTGGCCCAGCAGGTTGAGCGTGTAGTCGTGCCGCGCCGATAACACGACGAACGGCGGCTCGTCGTCGGCCAGCGTTGCGTTCTGCGCGATGCGGTCGGCCACCAGCGCAGCCAGGCCAGCGTGCGCCCGCAGCAGGGCGATGCAGTCCGACTCGGCGCTCATGGCGTGATGTCCGGCGCCGGAGCGCGCGGCCGGTTAAGCTTGGCGATCGCCGGGCCGATCTTGGCCTTGAAGATCTCCAGCGCTTGAGCCAGGCGCTGTGCGGCGGGCTGCAGGAACGGGCGCGGAGCGGCGGTGGACGTGCCGAACTCGACGAAGCGCCAGTAAAAGGGATCTCTCGGCGACCGAGCACCGCGCGCGGCCTTTGGGGCCGGGCGGACGTTCACGAACACGCCCACATCGCCCTTGCGCCGCGCGATCTTGCTGGTGCGCACGGAGATTGCGCTGCGCAGCGTACCCGGCGCCCGCACGCCGCGCCGCACTGCGGAGTCGGTGGCAGAGATCACTGGCGCCAACCGCCGGGCGTCGTTGCGCACCACGCGAGCGCCGGCGGCGAGCGCGTTGCGCAGGGCCTTCTTGCGCAACTTGGCCGGGATCTCCGACAGCGCCTGCTTGAGGTCGGGCAAGCCGCGGATGGTCGCGCTGATCATCGTGCGTCTCCGGTGCCGCTTGAACACATCAGCTCCAGCACCTCTCGCTGGCCGCGCACATCGATCGGCGGGCCCTGCACCTCGTAGGCCTCGCCGCGCCACAGCACTCGCCACGAGGCCTGCACGTCGGTGCGGAAGCGGATGGTGAACTTGGCCACCAGCGATGCCTGCATCTGCCCGGCCGCGAAGTAGTCACGACCGCGCAGAGGCTCTGCTGCGGCCCAGACCGTTTCGACATCCAGCCAGGTCTCCAGCGCCTGGCCGCGGTCGTCGCGGCCGACGGTTCGACGCTGCAGGGTGATCTGCTCGCGAAGGCGTGAGGTCATCAGCACCAGAGTCGCTCCCCGTCCAGCAGCCGCTCGTGGAGCGGGTTGGCCTGCAGGCGACCGTCAAGCAGCGCGCCGGGCTCGTCGATCCAGGCCGCCACGCACGCCAGAACGAAGGTGCGCACGCTGGTCGGCATCGGGCTGGCGGCCAGCACGCTGACGTCGATGCGCACGCGCGGCCCCCACTCTTCGCCCGCAAGCTCCGGCCAGTTCTGGCCGGGCACGAGCTGGATGCGGGTCAGCCGGTCCAAAGGGGCGGCCTTGTAGGCGGACGCGCTGAGCGTCGTCCAGTCCGCTGGCGCGGCGGCTGACCGGTAGCTGATCACCACCGTTTCGGGCTGCCAGCACGGCAGCTCGATGACCGATGTTTCCGGCCACTCGGTGAACTCCGCGCGCCGCGTCTGAACCCGGTACCACCGGCCGGTGATCTGTTCCGCCTGCTCCCGCGCAGCCGAAATGGCGATGTCGATCTCTCCGTCCAGAGCGGTGTCGACAATGCGGCAGCGCAGTCGTGCTTCGACCGCGGTGACCGGCTCCGGGCTGGTGGTCGGGTAGGACAGAAGGCGCATCGGGTAGGACCTGGTGTTCTGGCTACATCAGCAGCACGATGGCGTTGTCCATCAGCGGCGGCAGCGTGATCTCGACCCACCCCGGCTCACGGTCCATGCGCACGGGCCGCCCACCGACTTGGCCAGGCTCGAACCACTGCGCCGAACTGACGTTGCCCAGCACATCCATGCGCACGCGCAGGCGCAGCGCTGACTGCCGCGCGTTGACCTGGGCGCCGGTGTACGAGGGCGCGGTGCCATAGGTGCAGTTGTTGGTGTTGACCAGGTGCACGGCGACGCGTCCATCCGGGTGCGCGCGAAGGGTGGCGAGCGTGGGCCGGGTCGCGTCGGTCGCGCCGTTGACGATGACGGTGCGCAGAGGATCCAGGTTCGTGCCCGTGAGCCAGGCACGGGCCTGCACGTTGGATCCGGTCGGGATTGCCGCGCCGCTGTCGGTGAAGGTGGCGTCGGGCTCGGTCTTGACGACCAGATCCATGTCGGCCAGCGGGTACTGGCTCACCGTTCGAGTCGCGTCCAGCCCCTCGCCCACCAGCGCCATCATCCACGGCAGATGCCGAGTCATCAATGGCGTGATGATGTCGCGGCTGTAGCGCTTGAGCCGGTTGATGTCCCAGCCGGGCCCCACGTCGACCTCGTACGAACCCGCCCAGCAGTTGGTGGCGCTGCTGGCGCTGTTGCTCACCGAGTTCGAATACCGCTCGTCGAGGTCCGGCACCGCCAGCGCAACCTGAGGCGGCACGTCGAAGCCGTCGAGCAGCTGGCTGCGGTGGATGCCGATCCAATCGAACAGCGGCGCAAAGTCCGCAGGGTCTGCGGTCCACTGCCAGCGGTTGCCTCCCTGCCAGCCGGTCAGGAAGTTGGTGATGTAGTCGAAAACCTGCACGGGCACCGTGGGCATGCACCCGTTGGCCAGGGCCCAGGCGCAGGTGGCCCGGTAGTTGGCCGCGACGGTGACCGGCTCGGTGTAGGTGCTTGCGGTCGGCGGGAAGTCGTCGAACGTCGGCGGCACCACGGCAAAGGTGCTGAACCGGTCGCCCTGGGTGTTGGGCGGGACGGCGCGGATGTAGGGATAAGGCGCCAACGTGGCACGCGCTCCGAACGCCCTGACACTGGCGCAGGCCAGCTGCACGCGCGCGAACCATGTCAACAGCCGCGTGGCGTCCGCCAGGTCGTGCCCCGACTGGTAGCCGGCCACCGGCTCGGTGTCGGCAGGGTTGAGCTCCACGATCAGGTTGTCGAAACCCGCCGCGCCCACTGCCATGTTGCACAGCGCGGCCCACGAGCTGGGGATGGCGGCGAAGCCGTTGTAGCTGCTCTCGATTCCGGCGGCGCGGTGCATCGGCCGCACTCGCTCGAGCGCATGCGTCATGCAGTACCGCAGCATGTGCCGGCGCCAGGCCTGGTCATGGACCGGGTGGTTGGCGCGGGTCTGCGAAACGCTGGCGGCGATGTACGCAGCGTCATTGGCGTAAGCGGCGCGCAGAAGCGCACCATAGCTCGGCACCTGGAACGAGCGTTCCACGTCGCTGCCGAACCCGCCGCCGTAGAACCAGAGCGTCGCGCAGGTGGTGAAGTCGTCATAGTGGACGCTGTTGCCCTGCGTCAGCCAGTAGGCGGTGCCGCGCTGGCTCTCGGTCAGGGCCGGGTCCACGGAGCTCAGCTGCCGATTTCGGTCGGCGTCCGAGCCGTAGTCGGCATACCCGAACACGTCCAGAGCCGGGATGCAGTTGGCCCCGTACAGGGTCTTGACGCCGAACGCCGGGTTGAGCGCCAGAGTCGCCGGCGACACCAGCCCGCCGACCACGCCACCGACCACGCGAAGGTTGCGCAGCGTCGTGCGCTGCTCAGCCATGTGGGCGGTGTCGAACTGCCACTGGCTGCGCGTCATGAAGGGGTAGAGCCGAGGAATGTCCCAGTCACCGGTGTAGGTGGCCGCCAGGCGCGGGCCGCCCTTGTAGACCCAGGAGCTGTAACCCGCCTCGGTGACACGGGCGAACGGCTGGTAGATCTGCTGGTCGTGCAGCAGCCCGCCGCAAGCAGGCGGGACCATCAACCGAATGGCTTGGCGGGCGATCATGCGCGCGGGCTCTCCGTGCTCCAGGCGACGCCGGTGCCGACCGACAGGTTGGCGGAGATCGCGCCCTCGCTTGGCGCCAGGGTCGTGCCGAAGCCGTTGCGGAATCTCCAGCGGACGTCGGCCACGGGGCTGGCCCCGCGAAAGTCGGCCGCCCAGTCGTCTCGCGTGAACGGCCGGCGCCACATCGCGACGTCAGCCACGCGGCCGAACCACTGACTGTTGGCTCCGTTGCCGGCACCCGCGCCGATGCGGAAGTCGGCCACCGTGCTGCCGGCGTACCAGTTGGCTGCGACGTGGGCCACGTTCACGTCGCGCGTCTGGATCACGCGATCGAGAGCGGTTTCGATCACGCCGTTAATCACGTCGACGGAGACGCCCAGGCGCATCCACTGGCCGACGCTTGAAACTCGCGGCCGGGCGATCTGGTTGGTCACGGCGCTGCTGACGCTGGCGCGCACGTTGGACCATTGGAAGTTGCCAACGCCGGCCGCGTCGGCGATCGCGCGCAGCAAGGTTGTGCCGTTCGAAAGCGCCACCGGGTAGCGGCTCCCATCGTTGCCGGGGTGGGGCTTGATCCACATCGCCAGCGTGATGCCGGGGCCGCCGTAGATGCCAGCGAGCGCCGTCAGGCCGCCCGCGTTGGGCGTCAGCGTGCCATTGGTGGTGCCATCCAGCACCATGCTGCCACTGTCGATCGCGGCCAGCGCAGGCATCTTCGGCACGTCCGGGGTCCAGCTGGTGCTGGCGCCCATGGTGTGGCCAGTGCCTGCCAGGCTGCCGCCGTTGGCCAGTGCCGTGCCCAGGCCTTCGAGCATGCGCAGGTTGACGTCTGCCGCCGGCTGGACGTTGTCGTAGTGGAACCGGCGCACCTGGTCCTGGGTGAAGCACACGCCCGCCGTGGCGATGAACTGCGACAGCGCGCCACCGCTCGCCATGGTCGTGGTGGCGTTGCCTCCGGTAAAGGCCACGCCCGGGCTGCTGGTGACGCCGACGATCTCGCCGTCCTGGTACAGCGTGGTGACGGTGCCGTCGAAGGTCAGCGCCGCAGTCCACCAGTCGCCAAGCGGCAGCGGAACGGCAGAGTTCAGGAGGCCCGTCACCGACAGCAGGTTGCCCGACGTGATGCCGAAGCTGCCGCCGGCGCTGTAGATCGTGCTCGAGACGCCTGGAGGCGAGAAGCCCCACACCATCAAGCTGTACGGCGCCGAGGTCGGCAGCGCAGGCATCCCCGTGTGCGACACGCTGCCGCCACCGAAGCGGACGCTGCTGTAGAGGTCGGCCGCCAGGTGGCGGAAGCTCCCGTAGCCGCGAAGCACGTCAGACCCCCGTCGCCGAGATTTCGGCGCCCGACGGGAAGGCAGCGGCGCCGCGGACGCGCACGCCGGTGAAGTGCTGCCGGTCGACGACGTGCGTGATGCAGCTGTTCGCGGGGACGTTGAACCGCGGCGCACTGCCGTCGGACACGGTGCCCGTGCCGGTCGTGGCGTCGGCCAGGAACACCTCGAAAGCCGTGGCCGTGGGGTTGCTCATGGTCAGCGAGTGCACGAAGCACGCGCGGGCCAGCAGCGTGGTGTCCACAGCATTGACTCGACCCAGGTAGAAGAAGGTCTCGCGTACCTGCCGCACGCCGTTGACCGAGTCGTCTCCAGGCCGGATGGTCTGGTCGCGTGTTGGAAGTCCGCTCATTCAGAGCACCTCGATGGTCAGGGTGGAGGGAAAGTTGAACCGGACTTGGCGCGCGCTGTCCCCGGGATAAGGCCAGATGACCGCGTCCGTTTGCGTGGCGTAGGCATCCTGGAAGACCGCTGCGGTGACGGTGCCGGCCGAGTCGCGGGCGTCCATCGTCAGGCTGCCAGTGCCCAGCACGCGCACCCGGAACGGCACCGCCGGCCGCATCCAGGCACCACTTGCGGCCATGCCGTTGACATCGGGCGCAGGCCCGTCGCCTTCTCTGAGCAGCTCCCAGCCGAGCCGGGCCGCCAGCAGGGCGCGGGCGCGCGTGCCGTCTTCGACCTGGCGCGACTCGCCCGGCATCCACACGAGCCCGGTGCCGGTGAGCGGCGTTTCAGGTCGGGGCTGAAGCCCTGTGTAGCGGATGGTTGGCATGGCGAATGCTTCCTTGGTGCTGACGGACTGAGACGAAAAAGCCGCCCGGGTGGGGCGGCCCTTGATGTCTCAGCCCAGGGCTCAGGCCGGCGGGTTGGCCGTCGGCGCAATCTGCGGGTTGCCGAGCACGCAGACCGCAGAGACCAGCGCGGCCGAGGCGTTGTTGGCCGGCGTGATCGTCAGCCGCAGGTAACGCTTGACGCCGATGTAGCCCAGCTTGCGGCACTCGTTGTCGTCGTCGAACTGGAACCCGGCCAGCGCCTCGGTGCCGAGCAGATCTGCGTCGCCGACGGCCGTGTAGCCGGAGCCCGACGCGTCGGACTCTTCCAGCAGCACGGCGAAGGTGGCGTCCACGTCGGCGATGGAGCCGGTGGCGATCAGGAAAGTGACGGAGCCGAAGCCCTGCCGGTCGACGACGGTGCCGACCTGCGCGGTGTTGTCCGCCACGCTGACGGGGCTGATGACGCGCTTGACGTCGATGTTGTTCATCAGATCGTTGTTCACGGTTGTGACCTTTCAGTGTTGGGTGGGTGTGCCAGCCAGCAGGCGCGCTAGGGCGCCTGCCTTCACGTTCACGCCGCGAAGCGCAGGAACTTGACCGCTTCGAAGTTCATCGCGCCGCCGCCCGTGCGCTTGGTCGTGTAGAACACGACATAGGGCTTGGCGGTGAACGGATCGCGCAGGGTGCGCACGCCGATGCGGTCGACGATGGTGTAGGCCTGGCGGAAGTCGCCGAAGGCGAGCGACAGCGAGTTGGTGGCCAGCGCCGGCATGTACTGATCGGTGCGCACCGGGTAGCCTTGCAGCCGCTCGGGAGCGCCCACCTGCATGCCCGGCTCCCAGAGGTACCGGTTCGTGGTGGACTCCTTGAGCTTGCGCGCCGCGGTGCGAACCTCACGGCGCATCAGCCACTGCGCGTTCGGCAGGAAGTGATCCTTCATGGCGCCCTGCAGGTCCTGGAGGGGATCGAACTGCGTGGTGTGGAACGCACCGTTGGCGCCGGTGTTGATGTGCTCGAAGGTGCCCCAGGCGCGGCTGCCATCTGCAGTCGCAGCGGTGGGGTAGGCCGTCAGGCCGCGCGGCTGGCCGACGCCGGTGCCGGTCCAGAACGCGGCGCCCTCGACGCGCGCGAACTTGTCGGCCACCTTGCCCGCCAGCCAGGCCTCGACGTCCACCGCGGCGTCGTCGATGAGCTTCTGCGTGACCTTGGGCATCGCGTACATCTCGTGAGCGGCGATCTCCCACTTGCGGACGTTCGGCGTGGGGGTGTCGTTGCGCGAGCCCATCTCCGAGACCCAGCCGGCGTCAGCGTCGCCGTCGTCGACGACGCCCTCGACCTTTTCGGTGCTGATGGTCTGCACGTCCGCGAGCTGGCGCATCACCGACTGCTCGAACAGCCGGGTGACCATGCGGCCGGCGGTCGAATTCGGCAGCAGGTAGCCGCCATCCGGGTCGCTGCCGGCGCTGAGCGCCTTGCGCTCGTCGGAACTCAGCGAATCCATGGTGACACCCACCGCCAGCTTGAAGAAGCCGCTCTTGTAGTGGTCGTAAGCGTCCTGCTGCATCTCGCCCGGGAAGGCCTTGCCTTTGGCCTGGTACTCGGCACGCAGCGTGGCGTTGAAGCCCTTGAGCTCGGCGGCCTTGGCCTCGGCGCCCTTGACGTCGCCGCCCAGGCCGCCAGGACGGGCCGCCTTCAGCAGGATGTCGTCGATCGCCTTCTTCTGGTCGGCCAGTTCGTCCAGGGCGGTGTTGATCTTGGTGAGCTTGGCCTCGATGTCGGCCACTGCCTTGCCTTCGGCCTTGGCCTTCAGCAGCTCGTCGTTGGTCTTCTTGAACAGTTCGAAAGCCTCGCCCTGCTGGTCGATGACCTTTTTGATTTCGATGAGGTCCATGGGATTTCCTTTGCGTGGTGTGGAAGTGGATTCAGTGCTGCTACAGCAGGGCGCGGCCCCGCTTGGCCAGCGATTCGCGGAGTTCCTGCTCCAGGTCGGGATCGCCCCGGCCTGATGCCGCCTTCACCCGCGCGATGAAGGCCACCGCCTGGCTCTTGCTCAGCCCTCCGACCTCACGAAGGAAGGCTTCCGCATCGGCCAGCGATGCAATCTCGTCCAACGACTTGACCGCGGAGATGCGGGCCTTGCCGTTGGCCGGAAACGTGACGAGGCTGACCTCGAGCAGGTCGACCTTCTTGAGGGTGCGGCGCGGCTCTTCGGGCTTGCTGCGCTGCTGCCATTCCTTGGCGATGTAGCCGATCGACAGGCCGCTGATCGCCGGCCGCGGCTCCATCTTCAGCAGCGCGTAAGCCTCGCGGCCGCGCGCGGTGTCGGCCAGCTTGCCGGTCACTTTCAGGCCGACGCCGTCCTCGGCCAGGGAGGTCCAAATGCCGATCGGCGTCATGTCTTCGGCGCCGAAGCCGTAGCCGCCGTGCTGCAACAGCATCGCGGGCCAGACTTGAGACTGCGCGGATGCGGCCAGAGACTCGGCAAACGCGCCAGGCTGAATCACGTCGCCGTAGCTGTCGACGTTGCCAAAGACGGCGCCGTATCCCTCGAAAGTCATCTCTTTGGACTCGGAGGGGGCGAGCTTGAGCTCGCGCAGGCTGAAACTTGCGCGTTCGATGGCCATGCTTTCCTTTCAGGCCGGCGGCGCCAAGGCCGGCCGCAGGTTGGTTGCGACGGGCAGCTGCTGTGCAGCACCGCCCATCGGATTCAGTTCTTCCAGAGCCCGGACCTCGTCCTGCGTCATCCAGGCCGGCGCGCCGCCGGATCCCAACGCCTTTGCAAAGTAATCGGAGCGGTCCTTCATGGAGCCGCGCATCAGGCCGTTGCCCATGAACTTGGCGTAGATGCCATCGATCTCGTCCTGCTCGCTGAGCAGGTTGCAGTCGATGCTCTGCTCGAGCCGCTCCCACCAGGCCGCCAGCGTGTGCACCACGTGGGCTTGAAACATCGCCTCCGCACTGGCGTAGGTGGCCGCCTTGTCGCTGCTGAAGACCATGATCGGCATAACGCCCATCGCCCGGCAGACCTCCTCGACCTGGAAGCGGCGCGTCTCCAGATGCTGGGCGTCGACGCCGGACAGTGCCAGCGGCAGCCACTTGGCGGCGCGGTCGACGATCATCGGCAGGCCGTCGTTTTCGCCCGCGTGGTTGTCCGCCAGAAACTTGCGCAGGTCCTTGTACTGCTGCGGGTTGAGCGAGCCCTCGACCGAGTAGACGCCCGGGACCCGCATGCCGTTCCTGTGCATGGCGCCCTGGCTGCTCTCCGCAGCAATCGACAGCCCGACGGCCTCGCGCGCCAGTTCCAGCGCATCCAGAGACTCCCAGCCCACCCAGCTCGGGCCCTTGACATGCCAGATCAGACTGGCGTCGAAGCGCCGCAGCTCACCGTTCCTGCCGGTCACCTCGTAGATGACCGTCATGTCGTCTTCGGCAAGCGTGGTGCGCACCCGGCCGGGCTCGAACGGGATCAGCTCCCTGATCTTGCCGCCGACGATGACCTTGTAGCAGTAGGCCCGGCCAGCCAGTGTCAGGTGCAAGCCCAGCGTCTCGCGGAACTCGAACGAGGTCTGCCACGGGTTCGGACGACGATGCAACACCCGGTAAAGAGGATGGGTCCGCGCCGGCGTGCGCTGGCCGCCCTCGGTCTCGGCGAACAACTTCAGCGGCACCTGCGCGACGCCGTTCGCGATCACTCGCGCGCAAGCGAAGGCGGTGGCGCAGCGAATCGCCTCCTTCAATCCAACGGTCTGGCCGCTTTTGCTCGTCTTGGAGCCGAAAATCTCGCGGAACAGATCCAGCGTCGTGCTGGACTTGCGACCGAACGGCCAGAGACCTCGCCAGTTCAAGCGGCGGCCTCCCAGAACGAGCGCTCTTGCTCGGCTGCGCCGATCATTGCGCGGCTCATCCCCACGATGGCAGCCACGGCAGCGTCGATCTTGCGCTCCGCAGATGCCTTGCGCGGGAAGATGTTTTCGTTCCGGTCCTCCTGGACCTCGACGTTGGAGAACATCCACAGCGTGGCAGGGTTGCCGTCGTGATGGAATCGGCCGGCGTCGATCAGCGCGGCGATCAGCTTCATCGGCTCGCTGAGGTGTCGCGTCTGCATGGGCACGTCCACCACCGTGAACCCACCCTCCTGAAGGTTGGGCTGGATCTCGCGGCTGCCCCAGGCGTCCATTGCGATCTCGTCGACGATGTGCAGCTCGGACTCGGCCTCCACGTCCTCCTGGATGCCGCGCAGGTTGATCATGTTGCCCGGCGTCTGCACCAGGTGGCCGCTGGCGACCCAGGCACGGTAGTGCTCGTTCTCCGGGCGCGCGATGGCGGCCTGGGGCAGCCAGTGACGGGTGAACAGGTAGTAGTGCCAGTCGTTGTCGACCAACCGACGGAACAGCTTGGCCCGACTGGCGATGTCGGTCTTGCTCGCAAGGTCCAGGCCGAGCCAGCAGTGCTCGCCGCGGAAGTCTTCGGCGCGCAGCGTCGGGTCGCCGGCACGCTGCAGGCTCTCAAGGTTCACCCACGGGCTGGCGGCGTTGACCCACAGGTTCAGGTGCTTGGTCTTGAAGACCGCCTGCTTGCGCGGATCGCGGATGGCTTCAGCCTGGTCGCCGACCAGCTTCTCGGGGTCGATGGACACGCCCAGGTTGGGGTTGGCCTTCCACAGGACAGCCGGGTCCGTCCAGTCGTCGTCGGCGTCGACCGTGTAGATGATCCCCCAGCGCCGCTCGTCGCCGATGACCTGCTCGAGCAGCTTTTGCAGCTCGCCCTGATGCGCAAAGCATGGGCCGCCCACGTTGTCGCCCGCGGTGGTGATCACGACCAGCAGGGGCTGACTGCGCGCGCCCATGCCGGTCCACATCGTGTCGTAGAGCTCGGCGGTCGCATGCTCGTGGTACTCGTCCACCAGCGCCAGGCTGGGGCTGGCGCCGTCGCCGGGCTTGCCGATGACGGGCTCGAACTTGCTGTTGGTGTCCACCACCGCCAGGTTGCTGACGTTCGGGATCACGCCGTACTCGCGACGGAAGGCTTCGTTCGCCAGAGACATCAGGCGCGCCGGGCGGAAGATCTCATGCGCCTGGTCGCGACTGGTGGCGCCGCTGTAGACCTCGGCGCCAAACTCCCGGTCCAGCGTCAAGCCGTACAGCCCGATGACGCTGGCCAGGGTGCTCTTGGCGTTCTTGCGCGGGATGAACAGGTCCGCCTTCCTGAAGCGGCGCTTGCCGGTCTCGCGGTGCACCCAGCCGTAGATGCTGGCCAGGGCGAAGACCTGCCAGCCGGCCAGGCGGATGGTCTCACCGCGCGCAGCCCAGTCGCCCTTGACGTGCGGCATCAGCTCTGCGAAGCCGCAGACGCGGTTCACGGGCCGGTAGCTCCGGCCCGTGACGGCGTCCATCAGCTCAGGGTTGAAGACGAACGGGAACGCTGCGTCAGCCGCCGCCGCGCGGGCCAGGTCGCGCTGATGGCGCTCGCAGGCCAGCCGCACCCATTTGCACGACGGAATGCGGCCGCTCAGCACGTCGTCGACGTACTGCTCAGCGATGTCGGCGTAGTCCTTCATGCTCCGATCACAGTGCCCCGAATCCCCGGGGCGCGTCGTCTTCGCCCATGCCGGGCAGGCTGCGCTGCAGGTGGTTGCTGGGACTGACCCGCCCGCGGGAGCTTGGCGAGAGTCCGAAGTCCGCGAGGTACTTGTTCACCTGCTCCATCGCCTTGTTCGCAATGACCCAGTGCGGGCTGTAGCTCATGTGGCCGCTGGGAGTCGGCACGGTGTAGCCGTCGCCTCCGTCGTACACCTCGCCAAGCGCCTCGGCCGCTTCGCGCTTGGCCTCGGCCAGCTTCACCGCGCGCTGCAGTTGCTGCTCGGCCCATACCCAGCGCGCCCAGGCCTGGCAGTAGAGCGCCAGCGCGCCGCGGTCGAGCTTGCTGACCAGGCCGTAGCGCTCCAGCTCCGGCGTGATCCGGCGCCACTCCTTGCGAGCCTCCGGCATCAGATGCGCCGGGCACCCGGGAACCTCGATCTCCGGCTGGAGCGAGTCGAGCAACTGCGAGAGCGGCAGCTTGCTCGGGTTGCCCCGCAGCATGTGCACGTTCGCCGGCATCGGCTTCGGTCCACGGGAACCAGTCATTGGACTACCCCCCCCTCCGAAACCCCCGCACGAGAAAATCCGGC